GTTTTTTCAGCTTTTGCAACTTCATCAGGATCTTTATTATCTATATATTTCTTTTTATTTCTTAAATAAATTAATCGTTTCAAATCCGTAAAATCTTGTAATTGATCTTTGTGTTGTTTCTCATTTTCTTTTTCCCATTCTTTTATATCTTGCTCAAGTATTACTGAGTCATACCATCTATAAAAAGTATCATTATTAACGTTTAAAAATTCTTTTTTAACCTCTCTTATAACTTCAGTTCTATCAAAACCTTTTCTTATAAATTCTTTCATTCTCTCCTTACATGATTCATTATCTTCGTGAATATTTGCCATCAATCAATCCTCCTACTTGTAATTTGTATCTCTCTTACTAAATATCTAACTGATTCTTCATAATCTATTTCATTACCTTTTTGTGGTAAAAAGAAAGTAGCATCCCTTCCAGCTAACTCACATAATACTTGTAAAATATTAAGTAAGATTTTAACTTTTTTTTCAATATCCATTTATTTATTCTCCAAAAATGTTTTAAATAAATATTCTTTATATCCTTTTCTACTTCCATATATACCTTTAACAGTTCTATTATCATTACTCATGCCTCTAATCCAAGGCTTACAATTCATTGATATATTTTCACTTATAGCTATTAATATGTTTTTTAAATTCCAAGATTTATCATTTCCTTCAATACATAAACCTAATTCATTTAATTTTTGACCTAACCTGACATAACTTAATGGACTATTATGTGCAAAGTCTCTCATCATATGTTTTATTTCATATGGATGCCAGTATTCAGCATGAATAAAGGTATAAGGTATTTTGTTTTTAGTATTTAAAATAGTTACTTCAGTTAATCCATTATCTAATAAATAACTGATAACATAATCATCCTTACGTTTAAGTTTTTTCATGATTCATAAAAAACATAGGTTACATAATTTGAATATTCATTATCAGGATAAAAAGGACTTTCATAATGACTATCTTCTAATACATCACAACAATTTTCCCTTTTAACACCAATAATTTTTAAAGTATTTTCTATAATTTCTTTTTCTCCTTCCTCTAATGAATCCTCTACTCCATTAGCTATATATGAAGCCCAAAATTCATTTAATCGAACTTTAATAAATTCATTATTTTTCATTTTTATTCTCCATATGTTCTTTGTAAGATTTCTCAAGAATTGCATTAAATTCTTTTCCAGTAAGTACTACAAATCCATTGATTAAATCTTTATCAACTAATTTGTATTTCTTGTTAGGTTTAATATTCATATTGAGTACCCAGTAATTGTTTCTCCAAATAAATCATCATTCATGATTTGTTGAAATTTAAATTCATTCATGGGTTTATTCAATCTTTTCATTTTAGAAAATTGTATAAACTATTAAAATGATATCATATATATAGTTTATGTTCAACTAAGTAAAAAAAAGAGTCTTATTAAAAGACTCTTGTTATATGTTCTATTGTTGTTGTTGCATATTCACATAAGCGGTTATAAAATTCTTTATCTTCTTTTGTATGTTGTCTTATATGTAATAAAACACTTGCCCAATCAGCTCTAAAAGGTACTTTGCAATGTTTACATCTAACAATGGGTATTAACTCTTTTACTTTTGTTTCTTCGTTTAATTGTATTTTAATTTGTGATAATTCAAAATTACTTGAACTTTTACCATTAAAAAAGGCTTTTAAATCCTTACTCCCGTTATTATCTGGCAATTTATAACCATGATAACAACTTGCATTAATCATTAAACCGCTTTCATGTCTTAATTGAATTAATCCCTTATGCTCTTGATAATGCTCTTTATAGATATCATCAAAATAACTATAAGTCTCTAACTCTTCATCATAATTAGGGATTAAGTCAATCCCTCTATCATAATCATTATAATTTCCTATCCCTACATTATCTTCATCAGGGAAAGGAAGTCTGAAACGGCAATTATCAAAAGATAAATCATAAACAACTTTGTATCTATCCTCGAACCTTAAATAATACATATTTTCACAGGTTCCAATTTTTACTTTTTCACCTGTGGTTTTTAATTTGGCGTATTCACCCATAATAAAAATTTGTGAGATTTCATTTATAATTATATCATTTTTTGTTTATATTTAAAGGCATTCAATAAAAACATTCAAAATTGCATTCAATTTTTGCATTCAATTTTTGCATTCAGTTTATTAAGCTAATTTATTTTTTTTAATTTTTTTTTTTTTTTTTTTTTTTTTTTTTTTTGAAAAATTTTTTTCTCAATAAAAAAAAATTATTGAGAATGAAAAATTGGATAAAATACCTACTATTTTTTTAGTAGGTATAAATACTCATAAGTCTAGAATCTTTTGAGATTCGTATTTAACAAGAATTTCTTTTTTTAATTCCTGGAAAATTTTTATATGTTGTAAGCCCTCGATATTTTCGAGAGCTTCAGCAACTTCTGAATCTGATAAATTAAGAAATAATTTTATTTCTAAATAATTTAATTGAGACATTTTTTTAATGGAAGATTTAAATTTTTTTGAACCTCTAGACATCGTCTAAAAGTTGCCATTTGATAATCTGAATTTTTAGAGTTTTGAATATCTACATAAGAATTTGTAAATATTAAAATTAAAAATCCTAGACCATAAAAAAATAAGTTGAATTTCATTTTTTGTAATCCTTAAATGTTTGAATAAATTTAACTCCAGCATCCTCTAATACTGAACGATGATAATCTGTAATTGTCTTACAGCCAGTTAAACAATATATCCAGAAATCTCGAGGATTTTTTAAATACATTCTTTCTTGAAATTTAGTATCAAGATAAAATTCAATCGTTTGGTTTTCTAACATTTTTTTAAGGAAGGTAAAAGGAAGGAAAGGAAAGGAGTATTTCTACTCCTGATCCTCTGGTTTGTATGGTTCAGAATCTGGAAGGCCAACAAGAATTTTTAAAAATTTTCTTGGCTTTGGATTCTTTTCCCACTTGTAATCTCTGGATAGTCTCATGTAGACTATCTCACCCTCATTAATAACGAAGGAAGGAATCTTATTGATTGCCTTGAGTATTCTTTCTGTGTGTTTATCCATATTAAAAGTTTGGTTTGATTTCTATGATTTTAAAATGATTAAAATCTGCAAATTTTGCGGCGTAATCAATAGCACTATTCTTGTTTTTAGTTTGAATAATGAAACTTTTAAAAGGTGCTAACGGGTTATTTTTTGTTGTTTGATAAATAACCTTATAGCCGTTTTGAATGGTCATAAGAAAAAGGAAGGTTGAATTTTCTAGGTTCTTTTTTTAGATTTCCTTTTGTTGTTTTTAGAATGTCAATTTTTAAAAATTGATTTTCTAGAAACGGATTTCTAAAAAGTGTTAAGTTAAAAATTAGCAATAGTACTCGCTCATTTTTTAACCTAATAGCACAATAACATCTATTTGATATTAAAGTCAAGTTTATTACAAATATTACAAAGTCCGTTGAGGATCGATTTTAAAGGGCCAAATTTCTCAAGGTACTAATATACCTAAATGCTATTGCAAAGCCATTACAAAGGCATACAGACCATTTTGAGGGCATACGGGTGGAGTTCCAGATTTCTTGAAAATTTTAGCACCCCCTCGGAACTTAAATATATTCTCTAAATCTTCGTTACTTAGATTCGACTTTAATTGAAAGTTCTGGAGCTTGTATGTTTACGGTTTCTACAGATTCACCTATTACTTTGCCTAGGGAGTCTAGTATTTGAGCTGCGGTTTGAAGTTGACCTTTTTTAATTGCTTTATTGAAAAGACGTACTCTCATTGCTTGTAAACGTGGGAGCATATTTTCTCTATCTTTATCCCAATCTTCAGTATTCCAATGTTTTACTCTATTCCAATCTTCCCAGGCAGTTGTTATTGATATTTGTTCAATTTTCGAGTGTTCTATTACGAGTTGACGAGTAGTTTGACCTTCTAGTTGGCGTGAGTAGAGGCGTTGAGCCCGTTCTTGGACCTTTTCTGCTGTAGAGCGAGCTACGAATCTAGGTCTGCGAGTTTTATTCGCTTGAGCTACTGGAGGAGTTATATCGTTGGGAAAGGTAGAAGAAGCCACGGACTTAATCTGAGAGAGGTTAATAATCGAACTATAACCTAAAAATAATGAAATAGGCTATAAATAGGGGGTATAGGTTGAATTTTTTGTTATTTTTAAGTGTATGGCGGTAAAAAACGGACCAGAAATCAGTTTAAGGTATGCACAAGGGGAGGTATTTAATTGTGATAAAAGATTTCGGGTGTTGGTTGCAGGGCGAAGGTTTGGGAAATCATATTTATCCTGTATTGAACTGCTCAGAGGAGCAATCAATCGACCTGGGGAGACTTATTTTTATTGTGCTCCTACTTATAGGATGGCAAAGGATATTGCATGGAAAGAATTGAAGAGATTAACACCAAAAGTGTGGATTCAAAGTAAAAATGAAACAGATTTAAGGTTGGAGTTAATAAATGGTTCAACTATTGAGTTAAAGGGTACAGAAAACGCTATGGCTTTAAGAGGAAGAAGCCTAGCAGGGGTTGTATTGGATGAAGCAGCATTTATGGATCGAGATGTATGGGCAGAGGTAATTAG